TGTGAGACTACATATTTCTAGTAAGGAACGGCTAGAGTTCTCTTTAGTTCACGGCTTCGGCGTTACTAATGAGCCAGTGAAGATAACTAAAAATGAAGCCGTTAGACTAGCTAAATATATTCTTATGATTGCGGAGGAAGATTAAAAATGGATGATAGTATTTCAGGATGGGCCTTACAACTGGCGGTAGAAATACTGGGTTATAGCAATGTTGGAGAGGTACCTAATGAGTTGTTAAATCAAATTTATGATTTAGCGGAGGATTTGGATGATTAAAACATACAGAAAAGTAGCAACCATCAAGGCCGAACAATTTGACGGTTCTAATGAAATGGTTAATAGATATGACATTAAAACAGGCGAAAAATATCTCATTAGAAGTGCAAATTGCCATTTCATTTTACCAACCTTAGAAGGTGGAGAGTTCCTCTATATAGGTAATTGGATTGCTACCGGAATAGATGGAGAGCATTGGATAATTCAGGATGACATTTTTAAGAAGACTTATGTGGAGGTCAAGTGATGATTTAATTTGGGACGATAGGTACTTCAAATTGAAATTAAAGATTTAACATATGAGTAGGGGAGAGTGAACACTATTAGATCAGACATAAAGATTAGACCTGATATTCGCATTAGAGTAGAGGCAGTCTTAAGAGATTATCCAGACTTAGAAACTTACATTAAGAACCGCAAACAGGAGTTAATGATTCCACATCGTGAGATTGATGAAAATGTAGGTGGCGGTAAGTCATCTAAGATTTCTAAACCACAAGAACAAATGATGATTACGATTGACGCTGATCGTCGTCTCAAAAGTCTTGAACGTGAAAAATCAGCAATTGAAAAATGTTTTTTTGAATCTGATACTGATACACAAATAATTATTAAAGAGCTGTATTTTAGAAGATATCCAAAATATACTACTGAAGGATTATCATTAAATCATGTGGTAAATTGTTCAATTCGCACTATTAAAAGAATGAAAGGAGCTTTTTTAAGAAGACTAGCTAGTGAGTTAGATATTTATGAACCATAATTGGCACGAATATGGCACTATTTACCATCAAAAAAAAAATAGAATAGTATTATAGCAAAGCTATGAAATCCAAAGGTGGATATAAATCATGAGCACGAATTATTGTTGGTATTGTAAAAAAGAAGTCAAAAACGCTTTATCCGAAGGCACTGACTATCACGGATTTTTGGTGCATCGAAAATGTTTAGAACCATGTAAGGAATATGAGAATGATCTTTACGATGAATACAATCGAAATCGGATGGAAATTTTTTGGAACAAGGCACTCAGAAGCATTAAAAAGAAATATAACATTAATATGTATTTCGAAGAAGCGCAAATTGTTTACGACAAGGCAATGAGTGATTATAAAAAATTTCAATCATCGCAAGAAATGATGGCGGCAATGGAGCTTATAAGAAAAAGAATACATACAAAGGTTCAATATCCAATATTAAATTATAAAGTTGATTTTTTATTGCCAGAATTAAAAGTAGCATTGGAAATTGACGGTGGACTGCATAAGTTCCAGATTGTTAAAGATTCAGCAAGAGAAATAGCGATTATGAATGAATTAAACAAAGAAGATACTGGCTGGGAGGTTATTAGGATTCCTACCAATATGATGGAAAAAGACATACAGAAGTTGGTTCCTGCAATAAAAATGCTTTATAAGAAAAGGCAAGAAACTCGAAGAAAAAATGGTGGGTTCTTACCAACTAATTGGAGTAGGACCAATAGAGATATGCAATTAGAAATTCTAAAAGAAGTTGATAAAACCACCGATTCCTATAAAGGTTTATTAACTGATGAAAAGAACCAACAGCTACATTAAAAATATTACAGAGTGGTGTGGAAACCCTCTGCATTCTGTGAGAACGCATGGGCGAATCAGTAGAGACCAAACAATACAAAACGATACCAACAAATTATATCGTTGCTCAAATTGATGTTAGGTTCGATACCTATTTCTTACATTATGGAAATGGCAGCTTCCATATTAAAATCCTCCTTTCGGGTATAATTTGGCTGGTTAATCCCAGTCTTATGTTTCGGTAGCTCAACGGTAGAGCGTTTGGTTGTAACCAAAAGACTGTAGGTTCAAACCCTACTCGAAGCTTTGATTGTCGGAAAGCAATCATAAAATTTAAAAGAAAGAGCTTTTAATTCTTTTTTTTAATTTGTAAAACAACAACGGTAGTCAGTGGTGCAAAGGGTAACGCTGTAAAAACGGTGGTGTGTGGTTCGATTCCATGCCTGACTATAAGGTGTGACATGGTGAAACGTATACTAGTTAATGCGCTTGTGGGTTCGATTCCCACTCCCACTCACACTATATTAAAACTGATCGTGTGCTTGCACGCCACTAGCTGGTAGGTTAATTCCTATCGGCTTTTTATTTTGGAGGAAACAATATGTTAAAGATTAAATATTATTATTTTGAAAAAGGTTCATTGGTTTCAGACGATGCTTACATTAACCCTAATCTTATTTCGTCAATTACTAAAGGATATAAAAAGTATAGGAAACTTTATTACGTGAATATTGATGGAAATACTTATTCAGTTAAAGAAAAGAGTCTAAATAAAATTTCAGATTATTTAGGTTATAAGTTTAAGTTGTAACGGGAGGCATAAATATGAAAGTAATCATACATCCTAATGAAGCACCAATTATATATGACGACTTAGGTAAACGTATTGAGGGAATATATAACTTTGATTATCATTACGTGACTGAGGGTGCTAACTCTAACCCTTCTGGTACTAATACTATGAGTCTTTATTACTGGTCCGATGATGATATTAACTACCAAAGCATGTTACATCAAGGCTGGGATAAATATAACAGTAAAGAATATGTGACTACACCAAAGGTTAAACCACAAGGAATACTTCATTATGTTCCCAACAATTTTAATGCGTATCTTACTAAGGGAGACTTTGAGGTGCTTGAGAAGATAAAACATGATCGTTCTATTACCAGAGAAAACAGTATTCATAATGACCTTCGTTAGAAGATGTAAGCATAGTGGCTGTCATAACTTAGTGAGTGGTAACAGTCCATTCTGTAATGAACACACAGCAGACCTATCAGCATATGAATATCGCATAGCGAAGCAACGCTCACACATTAAGAGACATCAGCAAGAGTACAATGCTACTGCTCGTGCTGCTAATGATGAACGCAAGCAACGTGACGGCTTCTATCATTCAAGAGAATGGAAGCACATCCGATTGTCTGTACTTGAGCGTGACAACTACGTTTGCCAATACTGTTATCGTTTTGGAATTGTGAGACCAGCCAATACAGTTGACCATATCGTACCAGGACAAGTTGCACCTGAACTTATTCGTGACACTTCCAACCTTGCAGTAATCTGTCGTGGATGTCATAGCCGTAAGACAGATTGGGAACATAAGTTCTATCACACAGGATACAAAAATAATAATCAAAAAATACAAAAAGATATTTTATTAAAAGACATTTCAGAATTGCCGAACTTTTCAAAATAGACCCCCGCCTACTGTCTCTAGGGAGACAGCTCGCATAGTGGGCATGAGCTTTAAAAAAAGTCCGAAAATTAAACTTTTAACGTAGGAGGTGAGAAGTTGAACCCAAGAAACGCAGGTAGAAAGCCTAATTTAGCTGTTGTAGACCCTAAACACCCAGAACAAAAGGCACGTCAAACAGCCGTTAAACAAGCTAGAAAAGGGCTTAAGAAGCTTCCTAAAAGAGCGCCAAACTACTTAATGCCAGAAGCTAAGAAATTGTGGAAGACATTAGTTCCAAAATTAGAATCAGTCGGATTGGTTAGTGTTCTAGATCAAACTAATCTCGAATTATTCTGCACACAGTATGCTATGTACTTAGATGCAGTCAATAGTATTTCAGAGCATGGTCAAGTTTACATGGATGAGAATGGAAATCTCAAAAAGAACCCAGCCGTTGGTATTGTTGACAATTGTTCGAAGGCTTTAAGAAGTTTAGGTATGACTTTGGGAATTGATTTTAACTCTTACTCTCAACGTATAGGAGTTAATGGAAATGATTCTAACAGCATTGACATTCAAAAAGAATTGAAGAAGTTTGGGGGCCAGTAGATGGACTTATCAAAAATAAAGCGTAGTCAACGGTCACTTGAACTTTTGAAAGAATACCGGTCAAGAGACTTCAGTGATATTAAAGAAAAGTATAAAGACGAAGGAACAAAATATGCTTTTAAGGTCCTAGATTTGGAAGTTATTTCTGGGTACAATATGAAACTTGCAGCGTATAGACAGTTGAGAGACCTTCAATGCGTTGAAGATTCAACTTATAACTATCCTTATTATTATGATGTTGAAAAGTGTCAACAAGTTTTAAACTTTGCGGACATTTGTCCCAACGTTGATACAGGAGAGCCAGTTCCTTTAATGGATTGGCAAAATTTTATACTTTGCTTAATGTTCGGCTGGCGAGAAATCAAAACAGGAAATAAACGTTACGGTTCAGTTATTATTTCTGTTGCTCGTGGACAAGGTAAGACTTATTTAATGTCTATCATTGCTTGCTATTCATATTTAATTGAAACTATGGGACTGGATAATCAAGATCTCATGGTTACTTCAAACATCACTGATCAGGCAAGAAAGATCTATGGTTATATTTCAACGATGATGAATAAAATCATTGATAAGAATGTTGTATTTAATGAATTAAAGAAACAAACTGATTTAGACGTTCAATATAATAAAGTGATCCAGCGCAAAACTAATAATAGGTTATTACAGCTATCAGCAGAGAGTGGTAAGTTTGATTCTTACCACTTTTTGTTTGCCGTTTATGATGAAGCTGGAGAAACTAATCATTCTGTTGTTACTAGTAAAATTACATCTGGTCAAGTTAAAGTTCCTAATTCGCAGTTCACTCAAATTTCTACTGCTTATCCCGATTCTACAGTTCCTTTTAAGCAGGAAGAAGATTCCATCATTAAAATTATGGAACGTGACGAACATGAAGAGGGCGACCGTAAATTAGTTTTGATTTGGTCTCAAGATAGTGAAGATGAAATGAATGAACCTGAAACTTGGGCTAAAAGTAATCCTTTGCTATTACTGCCAAGCGAACATGATAATTTGATGTCAGGTTTGAAGCAAGAACTTGATGATAAGCGCTTGTCGGGTGAAGAGTTTAGATTTGCTAACAAAAATTTAAATCTATGGTTAGATTACAAAACCAATTCCTATATTGATTTAGACGACTGGGAAGCTACTACTTCTACTACTGATTTTGATATTAAAGGTAGAGACGTATATATCGGCTTTGATGCCAGTCTTACATCCGATAACACTTCGTTAACATTTATATTTCCTTATAAAGAAAACGGAATGGAACGTTACCACATCATGCAGCATTCATTCATTCCGTGGAAGTTAATGGGTTCCATTTCAGCAAAGGAAAAGTCAGATGGTATTGAGTATCGTAAGTTTGCTGAATTAGGCTATTGTACGATTACAAACAATGAGCGTGGACTGATTAATTTAGATCAAGTCTACACGTGGCTTATGACTTTTGTAGAAGAAAACAACCTGAACGTTTTATTCTTTGGCTATGATGCTTTAAGAACTAATAACTTCACTCAAGCACTTAACGATAAGACTGATTGGAACATTATGGCTATCAAACAAACATCTTACATTTTGACTGAATCAATTAAATATATTCAGGATAGTTTCTTCCACAGAAATATTTCTCATGAAGACGATGAAATTATGAAGAAAGCGTTAATGAATGCTGAAGTTGGTGAGAATAGGGCAGGTATGGAGATTGGAAAGTCCAAACAGTCATTAAAGATTGATGTGGTTGATGCTTTAATTGATGCGATGTATCAAGCAATGTATTACTTCAATGACATGAGAGATCGTGACGATCCACTCTCTAGATATTCTGATGACGATATTAAGAAATATTTGAATTCAGGTAAATTTAGTTTTTAAGAAAGGAAACCAATGGTTAAAAATCTAATAGCAAAACTTAATATTTTTAAGCGCTGGCTTCTAATTAATTTAGATACAGTGCTTTTTTTATTGGCAATTTTAATTGTTGATATAAATACATACCACTTTGGAACGATGATTGGTAACTATGTTTTGAGTGCTACTTTAATAATTGTTTCATTAATTTTGAATAAGCCTACTAAGTAACCGCCTACTATAGAAAGGAGGTGAATAAATGATATTTAGATCATTAAGACCATCTAAGGAGCCTTATACATCTTTAGGCAGTGGATATACAGGATTAACTTATTCGATTAAAGATAACAAGATTGTTTTTAATTCTGATTTTGTATCTGCTAGGGATGCTTTAAAAAATTCTGATGTATTCGCAGTTGTAAATAAATTGGCGGAAGACATGGCTAGCGTACATTTTAAAACTAATAATCAATACACAAACAAGGTTTTAACTAATCCTAGTCAATTAACTAATAGTTTTTCTTTTTGGCGATCAATGTACGCTCAAATGCTGTTATCTGGTAACGCCTATGCATTAATTTGGGGCGATAAATCAGGTAGAAGTGATCACTTAGAATATTTGAAACCATCACAAGTCGATATTTATAAATCGGCAGATGGGACTCAGCTAACCTATGACATTAATTTTCCTGACACAGAAGAGCAAGACTTGAATTCAGTTCCTGCTAATCAAATTATTCATTTAAAAAGTGTTTCGCTAGATGGTGGTTTGATTGGTATTTCACCATTACGAGCGTTATCTAAAGAAATGCAACTTCAAGACGCTAATAAAGGCTTGGCGTTAGGAGCGATGAAGAATGGGCTAAACATTACTGGTCTTTTAAAGATCAATAAAGGTGGATTGCTTGAAGGTGAAACAAAAGATAGTGTTCGTAGAGCTTTCGAGCAGCAGGCCGAGAATGGTCATATCGTTGTTTTAGATGACTTGGAGGATTATCAAGCACTTGAAGTAAATCGTGATATTTCTAAATTACTTTCTTCCACAGATTGGACCAGTGAGCAGATAGCTAAGGTATATGGAGTTCCTCAAGATTATTTAGGTAGTGAATCGGAACATTCAAATATTGAAATGGTGGCTATCCAATATGCTCAAACAATTGGTCGTTATATTCGTGGAGTTGTTTCAGAATTTAAGCAGAAATTAAATGGTGAGATTGACTACGATATTAATGATATTTCTGATATTGACGGGCAACAAGTTGAAAAACGTGTTAGAGGGCTTGTTGCTGATAGAGTTATTGGTTATAAGACTGCTCAAAAGATTTTAATTCGTAGTAACTCTGATTTGTTGACTAAAGAAGACATCGTTTCTGGTGATGTTCCGTTTCAATCGGGAGTATCTAAACTGAAAGGAGGTGATAATACAGATGACAAAGAAAACAGTGGAACAACGGGCGATCAATAACAGTAATTTCAAGATTGAAAAACGCTCAGAAGATGATAATTTTAATACGTTGTCAGGGTATGCAATTGTTTTTGACCAGCCAAGTGAAAACTTAGGCGGATTCATTGAGTACGTTGATCGTTCAGCATTAGACAATGTGGATATGAGCAACGTACAGCTACTTTACAATCACAATATGGATAACATTTTAGCAAGAGCAGATAGCAGCACTTTGTCACTTTCAGTAGATGACAGAGGGCTGTTTTTTAATGCTCAAATTCCTAAAACGACGCTTGGAAATGATGTTTCCGAGAATGTTAGAAATGGCAATTTAAAGGGATGTAGCTTTGGTTTCACTATTGATGGTGATGATTGGTCTAACTTGGATAAAGATACCGCTACACGTCGTATCACGCAGATTGGCGACTTATTCGAGTTATCAATTACACCAATGCCCGCATACAAAGAAACATCAGTTTCTAAACGTTCTCTTTCAGAATTTGAGAGCAAAAAAAATAAGAAAGAAGACTCCAATTTAAATAACGAATTGGAGCTTTTAAGAATGGAGACAGAATTATATGACAAAAGAAGAACTTCAAAAACAAATTAAAGAAGCTCAAGAATTTATTCGTTCTAAGGATAATTCACAAGAAGATAAGGACAAAAAGGTCAATGAACTTAAGGAACTTACTAGAAGTTTCAAACAAACTCAAAGTCTTAATGATTTATCCGATGAATTGGGTGAATTAAAAGATGACGACAAAGAAGATCGCTCAAAGAAGTTTCCACAACAAGGCGACAAGCGCACTAAGGTTAATGAAGATAAAAATCCATTGAAGGAAATGCGTTCAGCAATCAATGATTATCTACATTCTGGCGGTACTGTTCGTTCAGATAAACTTCAATTTACAGAAGGCAAGGATAAAGATTTAATTATTCCAACAGAATTAACACGTGATGCACTAGATGGTATTAAATCTGCTGATGTTAATCCAACAATTCCTACATCGATTTCTTATATTCCACAAGATGAAGTTAAAACTGTTGTAGATTTAGGTAGATTTGTAAATCATAAGTCTGTCACTACTGCTACTGGTTCATATCCAATCCGTAAGAAGGCTACTGCTAAATTGAACACAGTTGCTGAATTGGAAAAGAACCCTGAACTAGCAAAACCAAGCTTCACAGAAATTAGTTACAAGGTTGAAACAAGACGTGGTGCAGAACCAGTTTCACAAGAAAGTATCGATGATTCAGCCGTAGATTTGATTCCATTCTTAGTAAACGATGCTAACGAACAAAAGATTAATACAACTAATGCCGATATTGCAGCAATCTTTGAATCATTTAAACCACTAACTGTTAAGACACTTGATGATATTAAACATATTAATAACGTTGACTTGGATCAAGCATATAATCGCTCAATTGTTGCAACAGGTTCATTCTATCAATGGCTAGACACTTTAAAAGACGGAAACGGTCGTTACCTACTACAAACTGATGTTAAGTCTGCTTCTGGTACATCTATTTTCGGTATTCCAGTATTTAAAATTGATGATGATCTATTTGGTGCTAAGGGCGATGCTCATGCGTTTATTGGCGATTTGAATCGTGCCGTTTTCTATGCCGATCGTGCACAAATTACTGCTAGATGGGTTGATGATACTGTCTACGGTCAATACCTTCAAGTTGGTACTCGTTATGACATCGTTAAGGCTGATGAAAACGCTGGTTACTTCTTAACAGTTGATAATAAAACTGCTACTGCTGCTGATACTTCTAATGTTGGTACTACGACTGCAGCTGGTAAGTAATCATGGATGATTCACTATTAAGCGACTTGAAATTAAGTTTAAGACTTGATCCTGACGAAGAAGACGATATGATTTTGAATCGCAATTTAATCGCTGCTGAAAGTTATGTTAAAGGTGCAATTGGTAATGATGACGGTCTTATGGAAGGATTTTATGAGCTTGATTCTGTTAAACAGTCTTATGAGATTGCTGTAATCGCTTTGGCAAGCTCGTATTATACTTTTAGATCATCTGGTATGACCGGACGTATCAATACAGTTGATATGACTGGTAATTCAATTATTGCTCAATTACGAGGCAAGTATTTAAAAGAAAAAGAAAGACGTGAGGCCGATGGTTCAGAACATCAATCCTAGTAGATTGAAGTATCGAGTTAGTTTAGGCAAAGCAGGATTCGTAGAAACACCACAGGGGACTAATAGACCCGATTTTAAAGAAATTAAAAGTCTTTGGTGTGGAATATATACGATGTCGATGATACAGCAGATTACTCTTTTAGGTTCACCAAATACTTTTGACTTAGTGTTAATCATTAGACATCAGTCAGATGGTTTAAAAGGCGTTAAATACGCGCGTTTTAAGGACCAGTTGTATCAATTAGTTGGTAGTTCCCCCGACTTTGACGATTCACCACGTTCTTTTGATTTAATCACTCTAAAGAAAATAGATAAAATTGGAATTTCTTGAGGGGCTTGAAAAATTAGAAAGGGAACTATCTAATTTATCTTTAACTCCTAGTCAAAAGAAAGCTATGACTAAAGCAGGAGCAGAAGTTTATAAAGAGAGTCTTAAAAATAATTTGAACAGTAGTTTACATAAGGGTCCACACACACGTAGATCAAATATCAAATTAGCAGATGACATCAGTCTTAAATACAAGGGCACTGATGGCGCTACTTATGTAGGCTTCAAGAACACTCCTGGTCATTTTGGCTATGTAGCTAGAATTCTTAATGACGGCTACATGGGTCATGGTGGTAAAGGTGCCAGTGAGCACACCACTAAATATATATCGGGATTGCACTTTCAAGAACGAACTATAAATGAAACGAAGGCTTTAGTTTTAGCAGCAGAGGCTAGAAAATATAAAGAAATGTTAGGAGACTAGCATGATTTCAAAAGATGTTAAAAATATTTTATTAAAAAGATTGGATGAGTTAAAAATTAACCCGTCCAACATTTTTATCCAAAACATTCCCCAGGATTTCACGGAAGTTGACGAAACAGCGGTTCTTATATCTGAGATTAACAGTATCTACTCAGGTCGAGCTAGTGATGTTTCTACCACTAAAGATAGCCGGATAGAAATACAAATTTTTTATCGTGGAGATACTAGCCCAGATATTACAGAATCAATCATTAATCAAGAATTAGAAAAAAATTGGTTCTATCAATACGACTCATATCCGAACGTTGATCCAGATACGGGCTTTTTGACTAGAACCATGAAATACGAAAAAACGGAGGTCATTTAAATGGCATTATCAGGTTTTGAATCAGCACGTATCGGTATCTATACCGATAATACTGAAACAATTGACAAGGACAATATTTTTACAATTGAACCCAAAGAAGGAGGTTCAGTAGTTAGTGCGACAATTTCAAATTTATCACCAACTATCACACCTGTTTATGGGTCTGATCAAGAATGGAAAGCAGGTTCTAAAGGTCATGGTGCTATTTCAGTAGCATTTCTTGCTAACGCAATTCCACAAGAAGTCAGACAAAAGATTTTGGGAATGACAACTTTTGACGGTGGCATTTCAGGTATTGGTAAAAAAACAGAATCACCATATTGTGTTTTTGAAATGATTTCACATGACGCAACAGACGAAAGCATTGGCGCTCATTTAGCTTTAGTTAAAGGAAGATTCCATCTTACTACCGTTGCTCCAAAGACAAACACAAATACAACCGTTTATGATCAAGAACAACTTACATTCAGTGCTACTGATCGTGATTCTGATGGATTCGCATACTTTGAAGCCTTGGAGGATGGAAAGAATTACGATGCAGGCAAGTGGGAAACAAAGATTTTTGGTATGCCACTAACAACAAATGGTGCTACTCCTGCTCCAAATGTTCCAAGCACACCAGCCGCTTCAACAGGAAAATAGAAGGGAAAGATTAATCAATGTCTAAAGAATTCGTATACATCAATGCGTTCGGCCGTCGCTTTACGGTCAAGAAAAGTAACAAAAATTTGAGACTTTCTTACGCATATTACACAAACTTAAGTAATAAGAACAAAAACATGATGGCTGTAGCTGATGAAGCAGACAACATTGAAACTAAAGATTTGGGGGAACGTGAAGTTGCTGAGCAAATTATGAACAGTTTCGATACAGCTTCTAAAGCTGCATTAGATTTACAAAATGTTCCAGTTAATTTTATTAAGGAAATTTTGAAATTGACTCCTAAGCAAGTATCAATGCTTGACGACATGACTACATCAGAAACAGGTGCTTTGGCAGGCCGAATCGCTCACGGTGTTACTTCGGATGATGAGGATATTGACCCAAAAAAGCCACACAAGAGGAGCAAGTAGATCCTTTTACCGTCTATCAAGATTTCTTAAATTACGAAAAACAAATTATGCAAGAAACAGGTTGGGACTTAGAAACAGTTGAGTCTCAGCCATTTTTTGTACTTGCAGAAATTTTAGACGATAAACGTGAATCTAATAACCCTAATAATTCTGTTGGTCCTATGAGTTTGACCGACTTTATTAAAACGGGTGGTGTTTCCTCAATTTTAGAGAAAGGAGGATAAATATAAATGGCAAAAGATATGGAACTGAATACAGGTATCCATATTGATTCAATTCAAGCTGAAGGCTCCCTCCAGTCTCTAAGAAATCAAGTCAAAGCATTAACATCTGAGTGGAAAATTAATGAGCAAGTCCAACGAGCAAATGGTGATTATCAATCAGCGTATCAAGCAAAGGCCGAAGGATTAGGGCGAGCTATTGAAGGACAGACTAATTATCTTAACCGATTAAAGTCTGAAATGAGTAACCTCGATAGAACTACTACAGAAGGTAGTCAAAAGTTTAGTCAATATACTAATCAGGTCAATACGGCTACACGTCAATTAAATAACATGGTTATGCAACAAGAACGTGCTAAATCTACTTTGAACTTGTATACGACTGGTATTAAAGACCAAAAACAAGCAATGGAAAATGCTAAGAACATTTCTCAATCACTTGTTGAGCGTTACAAAGCTGAAGGTAAAGAAATTAAGGCATCGGCGACCGAAAGAACGGCACTGAAAGCACGTATTCAAGAGCTAAACTCTCTGTATTCAAAGGAATCAAGCGAGCTAGAACGTGTTAAAAAAGAATCTGGTGAAACATCTAAGGAATATGCTACACAGACTAAACGTGTTAATGAACTTGGTACTGAAATTGCTAAAAGTCGTACCCGCTATCGTGAGTTAGGCAGTGAGTTAGGTGGAATGGGTACACATTTCACTGGTATTAGGCAAGCGGCTGCTACTTCTAAAACTGCTATTGGCAATATGAATAGCAGTATTAAAAATAGTATAAGTCATATGAAGAATATGGCTATGACAGCAGGTATAGCGGGTGCAGCAGTTACTGCTATGTTCGTTAGTGGTGCTAAAAAATCTGTTGAACTTGAAAATAGCTACAAACAGATTACTAACCTGGCTGAAACGGGTGGCGAAAAGGTAGCGGAAGCTACTAAGAACGTATCTAGAATGCAAGAAGACGGTCAAAAATACGCTTTAAAGTATGGTAAATCTCAACAAGAAATTGCAGATGGCTACGAAGACTTAATCAAGCGTGGATATGACACCAAACAAGCATTGGGTGCTATGAAGTCTGAATTACAGGCTTCTGTAGCTTCTGGTGATGATTTCAAGGACGTTGTAAAAGTATCATCACAAACGCTTGAAGCATTCGGTATGAAAACAACATCTACATCAGGAATGATCAAGAATACTAAAAAAGTTGTTAATGATTTAGCGTATGCAGCCGATATGACAGCCACAGGATTTAGTGACTTGGGTGTTGGTATGTCGTATGTTGGTTCTACTGCTCATCAAGCCGGATTCAGTTTAAGTGAAACTTCGAGTGCGATGGGTATCTTATCAAACAATGGACTTGAGGCAGACAAAGCAGGTACTGGTTTACGAAAAGTAATTAATAGTTTGATTTCGCCAACTAAGACAGGTGCTTCTGCACTTCAAGAATTAGGATTAAGTACCAAAGATTTTACCGATAATAAAGGTAATATGAAGTCCATGACTGACATATTCGGTTTATTGCATGACAAGATGCAAGGCATGGGTAAGAACAAGCAAACCGATATTTTCCATAATTTATTTGGTACAACAGGTCAACAAGCTGGTTTAATCTTGGCTGATAATGCTAAACAGTTAGGCGAATTGAACCAAAAGGTTGCTGATTCCGCAAAGAATGACTATGTTGGTAAACTAGCTAAAAAGAATAGTGAAACAGGTAAAGTTGCATTAGATAGATTAAAGCAATCTGTCAATGCTATTACCATGACAATTTCGAGTGCTGCATTGCCAGCCATTACAGAAATTGGTGACAAGTTAGCTAAAGCAGCAGGTACTAAAGAGTTTGGAAATGCTGTAAAAGGTGTTGGCAAATGGGTTGGAAATCTAACTGATAAAGTAGCTGATTTCTTTACTTACTTAGGCAAACATTCCAATGATCTAAAAGGTATTACAGGTTCGTTAGGAACAATTGTTAAAGATATAGCCGTTGGTGCTTGGGATACGTTTTATGGAATTATTAAGGGTATCGGTAAGGCATTTGGACTAGTTCATACCAATGGCAAAAAGGCCGAAGATCCACTAAAAGTTTTAAACGAATTTGTAAGTGGCATTGCTAAGCATGAACAGGCTCTAAAAACTATTGGTGGTCTATTAGCTGGCATTTGGGTAGCGGATAAAGTAGCTAATTTTGCAGTTAAAATCAACGATGTTGCGGATGCTTTCGGTGGATTAAGTAAGAAACTTAAGAACTCAGGAATTCAAAATGCTGCTAGTGAAATTGGCGAACAATCAGGTGAGAATTTAGCTAAGGGCATTGAATCAAAAGCTGAAAGCAGTTCAATTAGTAGTAGATTAAATGCGCTTGGTGGTTCGATGATGGGAAAAATTTCCATCGGTATGAGTGTAGTACAAGTCGGATTTGATGTTATTGGTGCCATTAAAGCTAAAAATCCTACTGATAAAGCTAAAAATATCGGTGGAGGTATTGGTTCAGCTTTAGGTGCAGGTATTGCAGGAATTCTTTTGGGACCAGAAGCAGCAGTCTTAGGGGCACAACTCGGAGATTTAATTGGTAAAAATGTTGGACCAGGTATTAGCAACTATCTTGATCATGGAAATACATCCCCTAAGGGCTCCAAATCAGATATTAAGAAGCGTCTGAAAGAAGCTCAGGATCAATATAAGGCAAATAAGCGAGAATATAATTGGTTTCATTCATCCGTTAGTAAAGATGCTTTGGATCAAAATGATAAAGATATTAAGAGATACGAACAACAGCTTAAGCGTATTGAGAATGATAAGAAAAAGCCAAAGACGACTTCCACTGCTAAAGCAATCAAAGATGTAGCAACGACACATGTATCTAAAACAGATATTAAGAATGTTAAAGATATGGTGCCAGCTATCAAAGATTACGAAAAAGCTATTAAAAGCCTTAAGTTAAACCTTAAAAATAACAGTCCTTCTAAGGAACTATCTAAAATTGATAAGTCAATTCAGGGTAAGTCTAAAGAATGGAAAAATATGGTAAAACCAGTTAATAATGTAGCTGGTGCATTTAAGAAGCTTTCATCTTCCACTAAATTTATGAAGAAAGATCCATTTTCTGAGTTGAATAGTGATTTAAAGAAGTTAAAGAAAACCCTTAAAGATAGTAATATTACAGATAAATTAGATTCCATGGCAAAAGATTTAAAGAAACATAAGCTTGCCAGTGAACTAAAGACTGTGGCTAGTTCTATTAAGGATAATACCAAGACGTGGACTAAATTCGCTAAACCAATTAGAGATGTTCAAAAAGCTTTTCAAGAGCTTAATAAATTTACTAAGACGTATAGTAAATCTGATCCATTTGCCAATTTGGATAAAGATATTCAAAACTTAACTAAGACTTTAAATAATCAGAATATCGGTAAAATTCTAAAATCGCAGATAACTGAGGCCAATAAGGCAACCTCTAATGTTACCTTTGATAAAGATTTCAAGACTGATACGGATAATGTTGTGGATGCCTTAAAATCATTCAAGATCAACTTTGATAAGTCTTGGAAAGATGTGTGGGCTAATACAGGTTCTGAAGAAAAAGACGCATTAGCCAAAGTTGTAAGTAATTACAGCTCTAAAATGAACTCGATTTCTAAGAAAGAGACTAGTTTTTCTAGCGACTATTTAAATAAATGGAGTTCGTGGTTAAAATCTGTTACAAGTTCTTTTAAGACCGCTTTTAATTCGTTACCTGGTCTTGCAAGTAAATCATTAAGTAAGGTCATTTCAGAAGTTAACAAAGGTATTGGCGGGGTTAATTCAGTCATTACTGATTTCGGTGGTAAATCACTGAATTTAGCAAAATATGCTGTTGGTACTGCTGGTACTCCTGGTGGTAATTTAGCTGTTGTTGGTGAGCAAGGATATGAGCTTGCTTATGACAAAGCTAATGGAATTTATCCAGTTGGCTTAAAAGGCGAAGAAGTTCGCTATTTAGGAGCTGACACGGCAATCCTTCCACATCATTTATCAGAGCAATTTATGGGAATGGTAGCTAACCTTCCACACCATGCAACTGGTAAAGGTGATACAAATAAAACGTCCGAAGACATGACCGATTATGTATTTGAACATTTGGATGAACTAAAAAAAGACCCAGTTCCATTTTTAAAGAAACCTTACTTTGAAAAGGCTAATTTTAATGGAAATGAGTTTATTAGTCGTTTTGGAAATGCTATTTCAAATGGTTTCCTGAAGGCTATTGCAGAGCCATTTAAGAAAACATTAGCAGATATGGACTTTAGTGGAGCTGGTGGTGCTAGACCAGTTAAAGCATATGGTCCAATGATTAAAGCCGCTGCTGCTTATATGCACCAGCAAATAACCGATTTCAATGTGGATATGATTGAAAGAATCATCGCTAATGAATCAGGTGGTGATCCTAACGTTACTAATAATTGGGATGACAATGCTAAAGCAGGTCACCCCTCAACTGGTATTCTCCAATATATCCTACCAACCTTTTTAAACTACGCTATGCCAGGACATACTAATATCCACAATCCATTAGATCAGTTGATTGCGTTATTCAACGATTCAACATGGCGTACGGATATGGGCATGGGCTACAATGGGAAATTCGGTGAATGGCGTGGGCAAGCATCAGGTCCAAGTGGTCCAAGGTTTATGTACGACGGTGGATTTATTACTAAACCTACAAGTATCATCGGTGGCGATGCTGGTCCGGAAGTTATGATTCCACTTAATAATAAGATGAGAGCAATTCAAATTCTTCAAAAAGCTAAAGATACAATTGGCGGTCCTGATGATAATAATGTAACTACATCAGTTGATACGGCCAGAGTTGAAAGCAACCAACAACAACAATTGATGATGACACAAGTCATGGTTAAATTATTGAGTAAAATTGCTGATGGTTCAATGGCTTCTGATGTTTCAAATGGTGGCATATCATTAAATGATATTTCAAATGCTTTAGATAAAATTGGCTTATCTAATCGAAAAATGACTAAGTTCCAAGGAAAGGGAGGTACAGCGTTTGCCTAAAAGATTATCAGATGGACATTACAGACAGAACTCATTACTAATTAAATCCGATGGACAAAATGAATTTGAAATTAGTAATTATCATGATTTGATATTTACTAGACTTATAGTAGGTTCACCACAGACGGCTCCTAATCTAAAGACTAATGCAGGTGTAGATGGACAAGTCCAAACTGGCCCTGTATTGTATACCTCACGCACAGCAAAAGCCGACTTTTTATTGAGAGTTGATGATGGAATTGATTTAGAAAGTCGATTCCATGAATTTTATAATAAGTTCTTCAATAGAGGTTTAGTGAGAGTTCGTCAAAGCTATGATATTGGCCGTTGCTTTTATGGAATACCTAAGCCATTTTCATATACAGATGTTGGATTTTACGATAAAACTTTTTCAGTAGAGTTCGATATTCCTAGTGCTTATATGTATTCAGTGGCTAGATCAACGGACTTTCCAATTGATCCAAGTAAGGAAGATTTAATTTCTAATAATTTAAACCTTTCAACAACTGATTTGAATTACACTCACTCTCAAGGAACCTTTAAAATATTTAATCCCAGCGATTTTGATATCCAACCGTATGAACAGAATCATGAATTAAATATTATTTTTAAGGGTTCTGGTAGTCCTAGCTTGACTAATATAACCACCCAAGATGTTTTCTCTATGAACTCAAATATTTTTTCAAATGATTCTCTAGTTTTAAAAGGTGTGCACCCACTGCTTAATGGTGATTCTTGCGAAATAGAAACTAATCACGGTCACATCAATTTAAAGAAAGGTTGGAATGATTTCAGCTTGGCAGGCTTTAGTGGCACTGTCACATTTGATTTTCCTTTTATATATCTATGATTAATTTTAAAAAATATAGAGTTCAGGATAGAGAAGACAAGTATGATGAAACTCTTACTTGCATTGATAGAGGATCATTGAGCAATTCAGAAGAAATGAATAAGACCAATCAAATTGATTTCACAGCGATTAACGATAATTCTATAGGCTATCAATTATTGCAAAATGAAAATTATATTGTATTTGATGGTCAAAGATATCGTATCAAGCAGGCCGAAAAGGACGATGAGGGGTATGACTTCAAACGAACTGTTTCAGCCACACATATCTGGTTTGATTGCCAATATGTTTATCAATACGATAAGATCAAAGGTACTAAAAAACTTTCAGCCAACGATTTGATGAGCTTCGTTTTTGATCAAAACGAACTCGGTAATCATGGGTTTACTTGGAAAGTTTCTGGTACAACTGATAAATTAACATTCACAGACTACGGTGAAAAATCAGGGCTTGAATGTGTAAATGATTGTATTGAAAAATTTAATTTAGTTGTTGTAGCTGATAACAAAAATATTACTTTAATTCCTATGAATGATTGGCAGCATAAGGTTAATAAGTCATTTAGATACATTAACAACACGCCTACATTCACAGCTAACATTGATACCACAGAAATTCAAAATATTGCTAGGGTTTACGGCAAAGCTAACGCACCAGTTACCTCTCCTATTGGTACAGCTATTGGGACTATCAATACGATGGAAACTAATGGTGCTCCTGTTGTGGATGATCCTAATAAGCCTACTAATGCAGTCCAGAACTTGCCTAACGGAACTAAATGGGTAATGGATTCTAAGGTAGTAGCTAATGGTGAAACATGGTACCGTGTATCAACCAATGGTTGGGTTAACGAAAAGTACATTGTATTTGATAAGAACGGCGATGTTCAACCAGAAAATCACATTATTACTCAAGTGACCGGACAAGGAACAATTAAGACTTCCACAGACTCACTAAAGGAAGATACTTCTAGTGGCAAAGTTCTACCAGTAGGAAATGCTATTGGTACAGTCAATACAATGGTTTCAGGTGGTGCACCTGTGTTAAGTGATCCATTGAAACCTGATTCAATAGTTAATCACTTGGTCAATGGGTCAACATGGGCAATTCATAACAAAAAAGTTGTTAATGATATTACATATTACGAAGTAGCTACTAATCAGTGGGTTGATTCTCAATACATCAATTTTGATAAAGATGGAAGCGTGAAACCAGAGGATCATACTATAAATCCTGTAAGTGGACAGGGTACTGTTAAGGCACCTGAAGCTGATTCTAGTAATGATGGTGCATCAATCGTTTATGTCTATGATTCACCGTTTACACCTCAAAACAAAACGGGTGGAACACTAGCACCAGGAACTCAATGGGTAATTAGTTCATCTGTTTCCGATGGTGCTCAAGGCAAATCATGGTATCAAGTCGGAACCAATCAATGGGTAATGCAGGATCAATTAGATTTCAAAGCAAAAACCGATGTAAGTCCATCAGAAGTAACGCCTACTGAATCAATCGTTTATGATTCACCTTGGACTCCGCAGCATGAAGTGGGTAGAAAGCTTGCTAACGGAACACAATGGAAAATAGACGGTGAGATTACTGATGGAGCTAACGGTAAGACATGGTATCGTGTAGCAACTAATGAGTGGGTATGTGCCGATAATTTCGTATTTACTGGTGATACAGATGTTGAACCAACGGAAGTTAAGAAGTCAGATGATGATAATGCAGAAGATGACCATTCTACTGATTACTTTCATCCTTTTATAATTAGAGATGAAAAATCTATTCAAGAGTGGGGTGAACGTCCTGGCCCAGCCGTTACGAACAACGATATTGAAGACCCTGAAGAAATGAGAAAATATGCACTATCTCAAATGAAGACAGAGCCAACTGTGGATATCACAATGACTTATTCTGGAGATGATACTTTCAATATTGGAGATATGGTTTATTGTGATATAGAACCAGAGAATTTTACTACTTGGGTCACGGTCGTTAGTATTAAATACAATCCGCTAAGTTATGCAAATACTTATGAGGTTACATTAAATAATACGTCCCAAACACTATCAGACTATGAGTTATCAGTTCAAAGTTCTTTAGCTAACGCTAGATACAATGGAGCTACTTCAATCTCAAATGGAATTATTGCAAGTCCATTCATTACACAGAAAGTAGGCGAGGTATAGTGGAAGATATACGTAGAATTGCTGATCCAATTACTAAAGAGTTTTATTATCCACAGACACATTATTTAGCCGTGATTGACTTAGACAATCATATTAAAGATTTAATGAATCAAAATAATACTTATGCGAAATACGTTAAGGACATGGAGTTAATTGATACTTCGGGTCCTTTTTATTTTGATGAAAATACATTAAATAAACCCGCAAATATCCCAAAAGGATACCTACGGGCAACATTTATAGATTCAAAAAATGGGATTGTAGAAATTATTACAACTAACGAATATTACGAATTTACAGACGGTGAAATGTCTGAATTAAAAGAAAGTGATTTTAATATTGGTCAAGTTGATCCTGATATTGAAAAGCATTGGCAATATATAGAATCAGAATTGGAGGCAAATTAATGGTAAACGTGATTGATAATACAGCAAGGGGACGCGCTAATAAAATGCCTGTTGGAATTAAAATAATTGATGACAGGGGGCGTGATTAATTGTACTTACCAGACGGAGTAGTTAAATCAGAGTTTCCAGGCTTGAGTATGCAGTCTAAAGATGGAAAGACAGCAGTTTTAAGTTTTGACAATGGTGAAAAAGTAATTATTTCAAAGCAAAATTCTGATGGCACTACTGATTCAGAAGTATATAACTTTAAAGCTGTAACTGATGAAACGGTATTCCCACCAGTTCCTGACTTACCTAATTATTGGCATGATGTTGATTTAGATAAATGGAATGGTGTAATTGATAGCAATTTTAAAGATAGCTTAAATAGCAATAATGATCAGATTCAGAAATCTATCAATTCATTGTATGAATATGAAACTGATCAAAGAAACTTTTTTGCAAAGCTTAAAGATATGTTAAGCGACTTTAAAGGGTTTGTTGAAACAATTATTTCTGCTAAAACGGCGGAATTTTTAAGTAAGTTTTCTGATCAATATTATAAAAAAGATGAAATTGACGACAAAGTACGTGTCTTGCAGTCACAAATAGATCATTTAAAAAATGAAAATTCTACTTCTAACGGAATTAAAAAGCCAGGAGTATTTTAGAAAGGAAGTAAAAATATGGATGTAACAACAGATTTACCAATTCCTCAAATTATGATTTTTGATATTGGTAAAGAAGAAGCATTTTATTTAGACAGATTAGATTCATCTGACGAAAACAATATGAACAGTCCTCAAAGTGTTTATATGCGACAGATCACAAAACGGGTTATGCCAATTCTTTTGGCTAAGCAAGGCGAAGGTGGTTTGGCTACTGTTGATGTTCAGATGCTGAATTACGGTAATAAATTAGATCTAACAGGCTGGCATGGAGATTTCGTTGGAACAGATTCAGCAGGTATTCCAATTACAACTGATAATAATTTCGATTCCAAAGATCCAACTTCAGGTTTGATCAGTTTCTCATTACCAAAAGAGGCAACTATTCATGCAGGAGATTATCGAAACGCCTATTTCAAATTTAGAGATAAGAATTTAAATGTTGTTAAAACTTTATTTTTCAATGTGCGAATTTTAGAAGATAGTAATTATTATCCTGATGAACTCCCTCATAAAGAATATTGGGGTGAGGGTGAAAGAGCTTTATACGAGTTAGGACAGCTTCAAAAGTCATATACAGATTTGATTATGAATAATATTCAAAATTTAGATGATATTGTTTTGGCCAAGTTATCTGACTACAACAACCGTATGTCCGTTATTGAAGAAGCTATCAAGAACAACGATTTTACTAAAGCTATTCAAACAGCTTTAAATAGTGATTTCGCTATTGGTCAAGTTGATCCTGATATTGAAAAGCATTGGCAATATATAGAATCAGAATTGGGGGCAGATTAATGGTAAATGTAATTGATAATGAGGCAAGAAATCGCAGTAACATGATGCCTGTTGGAATTAAAATAATTGATGACAAAGGAGACGTAGCTCACACTGCAAAAACAGATTTAGGTACTAACTATATTTCTTTAGAATCAAAATGGTTTGGCTCCTCATCAAACAATACTGGTGGCAGTACAGGCGGTAACGCTGGAGGAACTACTACTGGAGGAACTACTGGTGGTGGAACTTCTTCAAGCCAAGTATCACA